ATGAAAATGATTAAATTTAAATTAAAAGAACAGCTTGAAATTAAAGGAAAGACTATGTATTGGCTATCTAAACAAACTGGAGTTAGACCAAATACTCTTAGTCAATGGGTTAATAATGAAGATGTAGATAACTCAAATAAAAAGGTGAAATCGATTAGCCTCGAAACACTTGACAGTATTTGCGAAATACTTGATTGTGAAATTGGAGACATAATCGAACATGTGAAGAAAAAAGACCACTAATTTTGTTGATTAGTGGTCTTTTAAACGTTTAGTTATTTTGTTTTTGCTTTTTCACTTTCTTCCTATTTTGTAAACATAGCTATTACTATTGTTTTTATTATTAATCCAATCAAAAAATACATCTCGATGAACCTTTAATTGTCTCCCAAATTTCATTACAGGAAAATCACCAGAGTGCATAATTTCATAAACTCTATCTCTACCTAATCCTGTGATTTTTTGCACATCACTTACTCCTAATAATAGCTTTTCCTCTCTACTCTCATTTTCTTTATTCATTTTCATTTCCCTTCGTTTCGTCGTCATAAAGTATCTCAGGATATTCTTTAATAAGTTCTTTTACGAAAAAATTAATTGCTTTTTGTAATTTCTCTTCATCGTGAACATAATTAGGATTTTTTATTAAAATTGTGTCATCAAAGCTTACTTTTCTGGGCATTTTACCACTCCACTATAAATTCTAATTACATACTAAAAGATTTCCTTCTCAAAAAACTTCTTTATGGAATTAAATGCTTTTTCATCTCCATTGGGCAAGTTTAAGCAAGTGATGGTAATATTGTAACCATTAATCTTCTGAGTCGATTTATATGTTATTTTATCGTCTTGTTGCCCTTCTTTGATATATTGATAATTAGCAATTGTGACTTCACTCATCTGAATCACGTCTTGATTTGTGAACATCTTCTGTCTGAATTACTAACAAATCAGGATATTCAACTAGCAGCTTCTCTGCCAACCACTCATGAAATTGGTCGAGTTTTTTGTCTAATTCTTCCGCACTGTGCTTGACTTGCTCAACGGGTTCGTGTATAAAGACGTACTTAGATGCTTTAGGCATAGATGAATTTTCTCCTTTCATTTTGAGTACTTTCTATTTAACTCTAACGAATATTAACGTTGTAATCCTTAGTTGTTTTAAGGTATAAATTCAATCAATTTCCAATTTATGGTTTTAATTTTAGATATATTTTTAAATTTTATTTATAAATGAAGTTCAAAGCAACAAAAAAAGGACATAATCTCAAAACTGAGATCACGCCCTTTTTCAGAAAAAGTCACAACCAAATCCATTATAACATTTCCATATATTTTTATACACTCATTTCATATAAAAATTCTTTAATATTCTTGTTATATTAATGAAATAAAAGGCACACCAAACGCAACAGTATTACCAATTCCCACAAGTAACGACATCATAAGAGGCATCAATTGAACAAGAATATAGCCTATTGAAGCGTTCTGAATCAATCCAATTCCCTTGTCCTTTTGATTAATCATGAAAAGTAAAGCTCCTCCAGTTAACATTACAAGTGCTACAGGATAAGATAAGGCTTGAATCATGTCTACAAGTGGCATAAATGCTTCGACAATCTTTTCTTTTGCTGCACCTTTTATATAATCAGTTGCAGGATTAGCCACTTCTGCCATAGCTGTAATAGCTTCGGGTGTTGATGCATAGGCTGTATTAGTAAAAAGTTTATTAGTTATACTTATTGCAGTTGCTCCAGTTGTAAGCGTGATGAGAGACGCTTTTAACTTATGAGTTACTGCTTTTTTATTAAATTTTTTTACAGCGCGTCTAATCTCTCTTACATCTACACCATTTAGAAACTCCGAAACACTACCCACTGTTTGCACTCTCGGTTGAAATAACATGATGAATCGCCCCTTTAGTTAATATCGTCAATCAATAAGACTTGAGCATCCACACCATCACACAACTTCTCTAATTGTTTTTTGCGATAATCCGTAGTGGTTAACCAAATAATCTTAATTGGAAAGTTAGCGTGTTTAATAATGGCTTTGTACTTATCAATCTTAGAGCGATTCTTCAACATCTTTTGTGTATGATCTATTTCAACTGCGTAAAATACATTGTCTTTTTGATAGAACGAGTCAGCAATTATAAAGCCAATACCTTCAAATCCTAGCTTAACCTCATTCTTCCAATCATTTGGTTGCCCTAGATGAATATACAACTGATTTCTCATAAGATAATGTCCTACTTGAACTGATTTCTTCCTCACCTTATTACATTCAACACGCTCCCTACCTCCTGCATTAAGATAATACACCTTCTCTTTATCTCTAAAAGAAGAAACATAATCAGACATGTTAGCTAATACCTTCCTTGCGTTCCTGTCGCTTCCTAGTTTGTGCATGTGTTGAATTTGTGAGCGACTAAGATAATCACACCTCTTTAATGATAAAAGAATCTGCTCCTCTCTTTGCTCTCTCTTCAGTCTTTGTATCATTACTACTGTCATCTCCCTTCATGCTGTCTTCTTCCTGCCTAGCTTTAATAACAATGTGTGGTGAGATGGTTTTTTCAATGAATCCATTATCAATTGCAGGTGTCTGTACTTCTTCACATCTGATTGTTTTATATATAGCTCTTCCTTTTATAAGTGGTAGCTTCTCAGCGCCTTCTTGATCAATAACAACTCTACTTGCTGTAGCTGAATCAACTGTGAAACATAAACGCCCTATACAGTTACGCTTAACTTGTGAAGGAACAGTTTCAGCCGTTGGATATTGCGTTGCGTATATGAGCCTGTAGCCACTTGCACGACCTCTGCGAGCAATATCTTTAATAATGTCCTGACATTCTTCATCGTCCGCAATATCAGCTGCTTCATCAATAATAATGAAGTGTCTATCCTTCACACCTGCTTCTTTAATGTCCTCATAACCGTTTCTATAAAGCCACTTGTTAGTTTCAATCATTTGTTGTTGTACATCCTTTAATGCTTCCTTAGCCTCTTCAGGATCTTTAGCAACGGTATCAACTTGCTTCAATGAGTCATAGCGACCAAATGTAAGACCATCCTTCAAGTCGATAAGTGTTAGCTTTACTTTGTCTGCCTTCTTATCAATTAAGAAAGTGACTAAGCATTTAAGCCAATTAGACTTACCAAATCCAGGCACACCAGCAACTATTATGTTGGGTACATCATCGAAATTGTGCTTAATATAGTCTGTACGTCCAATACCAATAGGTACTTCCCATTCCTTATGTCTCTTTGTTAATGACTCCTCGAACTCATAACGTGTTGTAAGTGGCTCATTGTACACTCTAAATATCAACATACCATCAAATGAAATGTGTACTTCTTTCCTTAGATTACGCTTCTTTTCTAGTAACATTTGAATCTGCTTAACTATGTCTTTTTTCCAATTAATTTCCTTGAAGTCATGAATAGACACATCTGGAACACTCCTCTTAATGTTCAAACCATCTTGAAAGTTATCAAGCTTGCTCTCAAATTCTTTCGATGACAAGCCTTGTGGCATTTGGAAGACATACTCAGAATACTTCTTCTTTCTTGACTTTCGATGAATGCGAATTGTCTTTCCATCTTTTGCAACAAGACCACAATTCTTAGAAATGTTTTCAATTTTCTTAGTGTCATTCCCTCCCACTCCTGATTGATACAAATAGGTATAACTCGCTAAACCTGCCATCACAACAGATGATCCAATCTCAAGAAACATCAGCACCACCCTTTCTCCCTATTCTAATAAGAATAGTCCCTCCAGAACGGAACAAAAATAGTTAAGTCTAAGCATTGATAGTCTGAGGTTTATTGGTGCCGTTTATAGTGGTGTGGTGGAAAAATGAATGGTATATAGATTCGGTATATTTACTTGGTACACTACTGGAATTATAAATGGTAATCCGTTCGGAACTGTTTTGTTTGATATAGCTTACTTGGTACTGTTTGTCCAATATTACACTTTTTTGCACATGTTTAAAAAAAGGTAAATTTGACCAAGCTTATTCTGAGGTGATTAATCATGAGTTGGTTTGGCTTAGGAAAGAAAAGAAGCCGATTTGGAAGAATGTTAGATGATGAAGATATAACACAAGAAGAACTTTCTAATGTTTCAAGAGTTGGGCATACAACAATATCAAAACTATGTAATGATGATAATTACAGACCAAAACATTCAACTGCAATTAAAATAAAAAATGGATTAAAGCAATTGGGTGTAAATAAAGATGTAGACAAATACTTGGGGATTTAATAAGAGGAATAAACCAAATGTAAATAGAGAGAGCAAACCTTATGCTACTCTCTTCACTTCTGTTTTTTCATTCATTAAAGACCAAACTAATGCTATTACCCATCCTATAAATGTCCAACCAGCAAAAATGTTTAGTACAGTAATTGCCACTTTATTAGTTTTTCTTCGTGCAAATGCAATTAAAGTGGGAACAGGATAAAGAATTAATAATAATAAAGCGAATGATCCAAGTATCAAAATGCCATCTCCTATATTAAAATTTAACAACTAAATAATAATACTACACTTAATAACTTGATGCAAAGGGACTATGACTATTGGAGTGTCAATTATTCCGCCTTGATAAGCGAACAAACATTCGTATATAATCAAAATAAAAAGGTGATCTTATGCTAAGAGGAAATGATCTAGATTTAGTCTTAAGCTTTATATATCTTCCACTGACTCGTAAAGTATTAGAAAATAACTTAGGTAAAGTCAAGAATGTTGGTTTTAAGTTTGAAGAGCCTTACCTAAGTCTAATAGAGAAAACAATAAATAAAATTAGTATGGATATTCGTGATCTAAAGAAAGAAATGCGTAAAACTGGAATTACTGTATATGATCAAGGAAAAGTAAATGAAAAGTGTAGTTACTTAGTGGTGTGCAGGGGATATCGTGAAGAGTTTAATTTATTTCCTCATTTGATGAAAGTAGAGGTTCAGAACTATCTGAATCAGTATTTACTAAAAACTCAAGTACCCTAAGCTCAATACCTTTTAGCTTTCGATTTAATTTTGATTCAAATTCATTAATTAAAAGGTTTAATGTTGGTTTCATCTAAAATGCCTCCTTTTTCTTTAATAATAGTCAAAAAGAGACAAGAATCAACATGTTGAGTTTGATTTTCTAACACGAATATTTTTAACAATAAATGTTTATTCGATACTCAAAATATCATTGTCACAATAACCTCACACTCGCCAAATTTTAATATGAAATGTTAAAATATTAATAATTTACTATTTAGGGAGTTTTTATGAAAAAAATAAACGCATTAACGCATGTTAAACTAATAATTTGGCGAAGGAAATTAAGTTTAGTTTTTCTTATCTTATTCTTTTCAATATTATGGTTTTTACAAATTGATATTTTAAAAATATTAGGTCAGACTATTGTCAATATTATTCCTTTAGACCTTTCTGACCCTGCTTCTGCAGGTTTATTCGGCGCAATTGCTGGGGGCATATTATCTTTTATGGGAAGTATTATCACTCAAAGAAAACAATTCAAAAATAAGGGAATTGTCTTCCGTAAAAATGTCATATATACACCTCTTTATGATGATTTAAGAAAATTAAAAACAACTCTTACTGAGAATCATTACCCTACTTATTTAGTGTTTAAAAAGAACGACCCTTTTATTAATTTTGATTACCCAGTTTTCCTAGCATGGGAAAGAATCAATTCAGATGTCAGGTCAATTGAAGTCCCCAAGTATTTAGCCGATACCTTTAATAGACTTGAAAAAAGTGGAGAGTCATATTTAGAAGCTAGATCTAAAGCTTCTAAAGAGATATATCTTGAATTAAGTAAACTAACTCATATTTTCGATCAGAAGACACTAGACATGTACGATAGATCAGGGGATTCATTCTATCTAAACGAATTGATTGAAAATGAGGACATCCCACTTGAAAAAATAAATACTAAATATAGGTTTAAGCATGAGTATAGCAATGAAAATTTATTAGAAATTAAGGCTTGTATAAATTCATGTAAGAATTTTGAATCAATTGAAAGGGTTATATTAAAATATGAAGAATTCACCAGAATATTAGATGATTTAATTACTGCTTTAGAAAAGTTAATTTCTTTTATTCAAATTAAATATGAACATAAAAACAAAAATTATTAATAAAGGGGTACAATTAATGCATCATAGTCGTTATAGTTTAAGCGAATATAGAATAAAGGAAATTATTGAAAATAAACTAAACGAGAATCCAGATATTTTTTATTACATTGATAATTACCATTTGCAGAAGGTTGTTGACTCTTTAGTAGAAGGTATTGCTGAAGCAATGGCTGAAAACAACCAAAAGCTTGTAGACAATATAACAAAAATAATTGACGATGAGTATAAAAAACAAAAATTGTTTAGAGGGTATTAACCTATAAACAAAAAAGGGGTTTACCTCACTAACAAGGTAAACCCCTCAACTTCTGTGCATTACGTTCCATAACCCACTTTATAGCTCTTGTGAGCTACGATTAAATGAATCTAATATCAATACAAGGGTCAATACTTCCCTACCCTCACAACCTCTTATTTTCTATATTATGGTACATGAAATTATAAACTTGTCCATTCAATAAACAAAAAAGGCTTACCCACTGGATTAACCAATGAATAAGCCTAAGAATTATCTAATGAATCCATAAGGTTTCATTTTCGTTATGAAACGTTCTGTAGCCTTATCAACTAATTTATCAATGTTGATATCAGCACCTTTTTCAATCTTATCAATATGTAATAAATTTTCAATTCTTATAGTGTTAGTTGTTTGACTGCTATCAGTATTATTAGTGGTTTGATTACCTTGAATTCTTTCTTGAAGGCGATTATATACCGCATCAGCAAAAGGATCCATTTGTTTACCGACTAGAGGAACAATCGCCTCTTTACCCGCTTCACCTAGACCAGCGATAGTGGGTTCATCGAAGAATCCTCCATTTTTATGCCAATTCACTGAAAATGATGGTATAGGAATATTAAAGCGATTATCTCTATTAGTTGACATGCTCACTCTAGGGAGCTTTAACTTAGGTAATGACCATTCAAAATTGAAAGCATCCTTAATTCTACCAATCATTGTGCGTACTACATCAACTGCAGATGTAATTGGCTTTGTAATAGCATTCTTTATGTTATTAAATATTCTTTGTGCTGTTGAATAAATACCTGAAAAGATACTCGATACCGTATTAGCCATGGAGGAAAGAGTGCCGCTTACTTTACTTTGAATTCCGGTAACAACGGAGAAGATAAATGAGCTTATACCATTCCAAATATCAGAGAATACCTTACTAATTGATGTAAGAGCTATATTAATCACTGTAGATAATACATTCATGGCTTGTTTAATGATACCTTCTAAAACTGACATAACCCCACTAGTGATTTTCTTGATACCTTCGAAGGCTTTGTTCCAGTCCCCTTGTAAAATTCCTAGTACGGTCTGGACTATCCCTTGTATTACTGATAAAACACCCTTTATTACTGTTTGAGCATTTTTCATCGTATTTTGGACATAAGAAAGAATGGTACTACCGTACTTTTCCCATAAGTTAGATATTATTTCTAGCACAGTTTGTACAATCTCTCTTATAGTTTTCATGATTGATTGAATAGTATCTTTCATGCCTGAAAAAGAACCATCCGAATTAGATCGCATTTCTTCAAACTTTTCCTTTGCCCAATCAATCGTTTTTCCAATGAATTCAAATACTGTATTCATTGCATCCTGAAGTTTTGGAAGAATCTTTTCAGCGAGGTTCATCATAGCCTCACCAACAGGCATAAGACCAACCATTGCATTGTTTTTCATTATTTGAAAACGTTCACCAAGTGTAAGAGTATCTTGACCAGCTTTTTCTATGGTTTCTGAAGAGTTAGCAAGCGTATCTTGTAGTTCTTCTATAGAAAATGCACCTGATTGAATCATTTCAGCCATTTCAGGACCTGCTTTGGCTCCAAATATCTCCATAGCTCTAGCTGTGGCATCCCCTGCATCTTCCATATTTTCAATCTCATCTATAATTTGTGGCAATACTTCTGCTGGGTCTTTCCCATCCTTAGCAATATTAGCTATCCCTTTTGAGAAAGCTGACATTGCTTTGTCTGCGTCATAACCTTTTGCTTCAAGATTCCCCATTAAAGTAGCTGCATCATCGTATTCTAAACCTGCTGTACGCATAGTAGCACCGTGCTTATCCATCTGTGACATTAAATCACCAACACCAGCTCCGGTAGTTTGAGCCACTCGCCATAAGTGATCCATCTTATCCATAGACTCTTCAGCACCAATGCCCCAAGCCTCAAAACCACGACTACCACTTTCGATAAGTTGATCAGATGCTTCACCACTTATACGTGATAAATCAAGGTATTGTTTAGTTAAATCCTCTAAACTATCACCAGTTTCTCCGGTTCTCGTATTCAAATCGGCTAAGGCTCCTGCAACAGTCTCAGCGTCATCAGGCACTTCCTTAAACACATTTTTAAAGCTATCCTGCAGATCTTTTAAGTCATCACCAGTAGCACCAGTTCCATTCCTAATAATTCCAGTAGCTTTTTCAAACTCTTGACCTGCTTTAAAACTCGCTGTCCCGATTCCAACAAGAGCAGTACCAATAGACGCTACAGCACCAAGAGCAATTCCTCCTAGCACTTTGGACATCTTAGAGCCTTTCTTCTCCGTGTTATCCATGCCTTTTTCAGCAGTAGCTAACCCTTTTTCAAGTCCTGAACTATCGACGGTAATATTAGCTTTATATTCTCCGAGATTATATGTACTCATTAGTTATCACCTCCTTCAGCTTTTGAAGTGGTGTAACCAGTAATCGCTCTAATAGCGGATAGATCAGCATCTTTACGAGGATTCAAGTACCTACGTGCTTTGTCTAAATATTCCCTTCCTTCTTCTGATTTCTTTAATTCTTTTTCATGACATTGTTTGATATATGAAAGAAACATACTGTGGGGCATCTGTATGATGTATTCATGAGAGAAGTTGTAATAAGAGGCTAACAATGCGAAGTCACTCATTATTTCATACCCTTGATTATTAAAAGAAGCCGATTCTCCTTTTATCTCAGGAAGAATCGGCAATTTTAGTTTGGGTTTTCAGCATTTTCAGCTATTTTGTCTTTGTATGCTTTTACTATTTGTTGCATTTGAGTAATTTTTACTTTCTTTTTTACAAAATCTTCTGTAATAGTTCTATTTTCATCTTGATTTAAAATATGAGTTACCATTTTCACAAATAAACCAATATACTCTATCTCTGATTTTGACTTCATCGCCTTATCTTCAAAAGCTGCAATTTTCAAAACAAAATCAACTGTTGGCTCCGGAGGAATTGTAAACTGATCATCTTCCCCGAATTTTAAAATTAGTGGCTCCTGAGTTAATAATGAAAGATCAATAATATTTGACATATAATACACTCCTTATGATTTTTTCCTCAAAATAAAAAAGAAGGGTTTCCCCTCCTCCTTAAATTTCTTCTACAATTTTTACAATGTTACCGTTTGTTTTAGATGGATCACTTAGAAGCTTGAATTCGAAATTAAAAACTGACTCCGCTGTAGGGTTAAATGTAAGCTGTAAACCACTACGATTCTGAGCTCTATACATTTTAAGTTTGAGCTTCTTTCCATCTTGTCGCTTTGTGTGAACAAATAACATTTGCTTTACTGGAACAGTACGTTTACCACCAATACCAAGCGTACGTTTTGATTCATCTTCATTATAATAAGTAGAAGAAATTTCATTTAGCACTTTCATATCTAATGTACAAACTCCAGCATTAAACATAACTTCTTCCGAAGTCACGAAACTAGCTAGAATATCATTTCCGACACCGCCACGAACATCATAGAACTCTTGTGTGTAATTTAGTGTAGACTCACCAGAACTTTCACCAATTTTAAGCATCGCTTCCTCAATTTCTTCTTCTGTACTTTCATCTAAATCCACGCTGTCTGGCAGAACAAAAAGTTCACCAGCTCCAAACAGGATTGAATTTTCATTATTATTATTTGACATTAGTTAGTCACCCTTTCAGTGTAATTAAAAAATATTGATTTTGTTCGAACACTTTTTCATTCTCATGAAACAAAAAAGACCCACCTGTCATGAGCTGGGAGTTTAGAATAATTTGATTGTCTACTATGTTAGATGGACGATCATTTACTTTCTTTTTGAAATCAAGTAACTCAATTAAACGATTCGTAATATCATTTAATTGAATATCATTGGCTGTCACAAGCGTAACTTGTACTCTATGCTCATTTGCTACTTCTCTCTGAGACATAGGTACAACGTTATAAACAATGTAAGGATAATCAATAAAATTTCCTTTTTCGTTTAGTTGATCTTCACTAAATGCTTGTGTTCGGCCGAAGAATATCTTTAGCTTGTTCTTATATGGATAATGATCAAGCAATTCACTAAGTTTTATATCAGAAGTAAGATATTGAAAGAAAGTAATATTCATTTTGGGGTCATCCCCTTAGCAACCATTGATTGAATATTACTCTGGTTCTGTTCAATTGCATCACGTATGTATGGCTGTGCCGTAATATTACGAACAACTGACCCTTCATGAACAACTTCAGCATATTCAACATTATTTGTACCAACTTCAACAACTGAAGATTCTTCATTATGTTTAACTTCTGAACCAGTGCTACGTCTTAAGTGTCCTGTCTCTCCGACTGGCGCTCTAAATTTAGACTCACGCTCCATCAACATACCAATATCATTGGCAACTTTTTCACGTTTACTTCTAATATCTTTGATAGCTTGCTGGAATTTGAAATTCTTCATTAGTTAGTCCCCTTTCGTATAAGGACTTCAAAATGCTTATCATATTTCATGATTTCTGTAACCTTATAAGGCTCCTTTAGATACTCAACATCAGAAAGGATTTTTAAATTCTTGTTCGGCTTACAGAAAACACGATTTGTTACCTCAACAAAAACACCGTAAGTTCGCTCAGCTAATGTATTTGAGTATGGTTCAACTTCACCTTTGAATGGAGACTTAATTTGTTCAGGATCACCATAAATAGGACGACCAAATTGTTCATAATCAATTATTTCACCCTGTTCTTCTGTAACAATATACAAAGTTTTAGTAAGCCTCATACAACTCGAATCCTCCTATGACGATCTAAACGATTCATAATATTAGATGGATACTCGGTAATATATGATTCATTTAAACTCCCTTTTCCTTCAGATGTAATATTCTCTACACCTTTACTCAAATAAGAGAAAACAGCCATTTCCTCAATTACAGAATTCAAAGAAATTGGAATTTCTATAAGATTGCAATAATCCGTAACAAAATCAGTTGCTCTCTGAATATAAAGATTTAATAAAACGTCCTCAGTAGTATCTAAAATATCCTTTTCTAATAATGTTTTTACATGATCTAACTTAGCCATTGGTTATCATCACCTACTTAGAAGCCGTTTTCTTAGTAGGTGATTTCGGTTTATCAGTAACTTCCTTCACCAATTTATAGCCGAAATCATGAACTAAAATATTTTTAATTTCTTCTTTATTAGTTTCACCTTGACCATTTACAAAGGCAACACCATAAGTAGATCCATTGTAATTTTTATTTGGGGTTTCTATTTTAAACATTAAATCACTCCTTTATTTAAAAATAAAAGGAGGGTAATACACCCTCCAAACGTTTTTATGTAATTAAACAATTAATCCTTTAAGACGAGCTGCAGACTTGCCGTTAAAAATACCAATACCAGTATAGAATTCAATACGAGTACGATAAGCAGGTTTAGATTCAAGTTCACCCATATCGTAAACTTGTACTCCACCATTTGTTAAACCTGATACAAATTCATCTGCACCAAATTTAACCGCATAAATTGAAGTAGTATTATCATCAGTTCCCTGTGATTCGTTGTGACCAATTACCTTTGAACCATCTACATTTTCACCAGCTTCAAAGAATGGTACACCATCATATGAAACTACTGATCTGCCAAAAGCATCAGTTGCTGTATCAAAATATCCTAATTGACGAGCAATAGATTTAATTTTGAGCATTGTTTTTGAATCCATATATAAAGCATCCGCTTTACCTTGAACCTGATAAATTAATGCATCAAGCATTTCTAAAAACTTGTTTTGTGGTTCAATTTCAATTTTATAACCATTTGTATCAGCCTCAATTACCTGACTTCCAGTCAAGCGCTTCTTTAACCCATCAAATGACTTTGCATCAGTCCCAGTATCACCATTAAAGAAAGTATCTTGGAATTTATACGCTAATGCTTTGGTTTTCAAAGCCGTTTGCACAGCACGTTGATCATTAATGTTAGAACGAGTTTGAGCAATGAATTTATCAGTGTCAGCATCTCCACCAAGAATTACTAGACTTTCAGTCTTTGGATTAACTGTACCTGTTGATTCTTCATAACCTTCATTTACTCCTCGAAATGCAACGCCTGGTAATGTCTTTTCTTCATTGTACGTGTACGCATTCCCTACAATATCCATAAAAGGCATCATTTGAAGTACAGATGCATTTTGAACAAACGTTTCAGCAACTCCTCTTTTTAGTGTATCTTGAGATAATTTTGCAGATTCTAATAATGTTATAGCCATAGTATAATCACCTTTACCTTTTCAATTTTTTATTATTTTGTTTGCGAATAAGCTTGACTCATTAATTGAGTCGCAGACATATTGTCTGTATTACTATGATTAGATGAACCATCAGTAATGGTTGTACCATTTTCTTTTAATAGCTCTTCTTTTATTGATTGAATTGAAGAATTCCACACTTCCTCAAATTTTATGAGGCTCTCATTTGTAGAATCCTCATCGTTTCCAATCAATTTATCTAACAAGAATGTTGGAAGCTTCTTTTCTGATAGAGTAGACAAAGCCTTATTTTTCAAAGTCTCTCTTGTTTTCTCCGTTTCAATAGTTGCAAATTTTTCCTTCAATTCCCGAATTTCTTTTTGCTCAGGAGTCTCAGAAGGATTTTTCTTTGCTACTTCCTCATCTACTAATTTTTGAAGGTTATTGCCTTTCCAAGTCTCTAAACCTTTAGTAAAATAGCTATCAAGCTTTGGTTGCAATAGCTTTTTCCCTTCATCTGTATCAAGAAAAGCTGTAACTCCTTCAGATGTTACCTTTGATAACCCCTCTAAGTAGCCTTTGACATCCTCTTGACCTTTGTTCTCTTCCAAGAACTTTTTTACATCTTCTAAATTCATCTTTCATCCTCCTAACCCTTACCGTACAAGCCGATAAGTGTTAATATTTTGTTTCACATTGTTCTTTATGCCGTCTACAAAGTGAAAAAAGACATAATAAAAGCCACTCACTTATCATGGATAAGTAACTGACTATAAATTATTTGCTCGTTCCCACTCAGAATAAGTCTGATAAGGAATATACTCTTTTGTTTCATTATCTTTTCTGATATTTGTACCCTCTTCAAGATATGGAACCGTAGTACACCTACAATTCGGATGTCTAATTGGATCATATCCAATATCATAAATATTCCCATCAAGTTCAGCGCACTCTGAACATGTATTTGCTTCTAAAGTTGCTAAGTGCTGCACCTTCTGAATTCCATTTTCCCTATAAATTTTCTCACGAGAATTTTCAATTATGTGTGCTGTTTCAGTTCTAACCAATCGCATTGACTCTGAAGATTTACTCTTAAACTGTGCATCAAATACTTTTGCTATCTTATCAAGCTTATCTCCATTTTTAATACCTTTTTCAAGATTAATAGCTAGAGCATTCCTTAAAGCATTTTGATTCGTCCAAATTCTATCTGAAAAGTGTTTCCCTGACCAATTTTGATTTACAAATTCATCAAGTATCGATTGATTCACACGATTAAAGTTAATACCTACACCCAAGTTTTGTTCTATCGTAAATGCAGACTGGTAATAAGACTGAGTGAAAGCTACTCCTAATACAGTAGTCATGATTGCAACTTCTAGATTACCAATCTTAACAAGCTCTTCTTCAACTTGTTCATTAAATTGTTTAATAACCCCTGTTCTCTGAAGTTGGTTAAAGTCCAATTCACCATCAATACCATATTGCATATACATCTGAGCAACTAATTGTTTCAGTATATCTCTACTATGCTGATACTCTAACAACACTTCCTCAAAAGAATCATCAGATTGTTCAAGAAAATCCTCAAGCAACTTGAGCAATTCATTATTGAGTTTGTCCATATAACCCACCAAGTTGACTGCGTTCTCTAAGATCATTAGCAAAATTAGATGTATCGCTTTCGTTTTCCAACTTTTGCATTGACAGTGAAGGGTTATTAACCCTCGGAAGCCAAGAAACCAACTCCTCTGTAGGTAAGATCCCCTGCAAGTCTTTTACCATTTGTACAATAGATGCTTCATCAACTGGAACATTTCGAGTAAACGACACAGATACCTGATTACAGTTAAACTCTTTATTCTTTGCATGTTTAAGCCATTCACAGAATAATTTCATCCTCTTTTTTAATGCTTTTTCAAAGATTGACTCTTTTATGGCTGATAGGTTTTCTAACTCCTGTAATTTTAGGCGAATGCTAACCCCTGAAGTGTTACTTTGAAAGTTTTCATTTAGATTCACTTGATTGGTCTGTATGTATATTTCATCCTGCCAATCCTTCAGCATATCTTTAACAAACGAACCATTAATATCTTTTGTTGCCCAATATACTCTAGACCCTTTAGGCGTTATTCTTTCATTTTTTGAGCTTCCTCATGTGTCAAATTAGCATTTTCAATAACAAGATAGGCAGAACGGTGATCCTGTATCTCATTTGCTGCTGTACTATTAATAGAATTGTAAACATCAACAATACGAATAATATCAGCAAATGCAGACTTCTTTAAATCATTATTAGGAATTTCTGTTACTGGGCATCTAGAGAAGAAATGTTTTTTCTGTTCTAGTTGCTTTAAACCTTCCTCTAATTTATATCTTGAGAAATGCTCATTGTCCCAAACATCAACATATTCAGCCTCATCAAAAGGAACTTGATATTTTCTAACCGCTACGGAAACATTACGTTCAATAGATCCATCATTTAATACAATCATTTCAAGTGGATTAAAAATAGCACAACGAAACTCACCATCTGTATTTATATAGGCTGTTTCAAATACTGTTCCATAAATTTCTGTTTGTTGCTTAAGATTGATATTGTGTTCCTTTTCCCATTGTGAATAGTAATAATCAACGGTATCTAGAAACTCTTTATCTCCCTTTCGATGTGAGTAATTAACAGGCTTTCCAAGTAAATATCCGGTGTAATTAGATACTGTCTTACGACAATAGTTAAAGAAAACACGCTCATCTGACTTGGTGCTATCAACTTTAGATTTTTCATGTAAGACTCTATGGTCTCCATTATAATATTGCTGAAGCTTTAAGTATTTTGGTCGTTGTTTATCTAACTCTTTAATTAGATTTAATATTAATTTATCTTTTACCACACTTTCACCTCATTAAAAAAGCCACCCACGAGGGATGGATTTAATCTCTTTTTTTACTTCTATTTCATCTACACGATTGGCGAACTCAGCTAAACAATCGGCTGCATCATCATGGAGAGTAAATTGCTGACCAGAAAAGTCCATTAACTGATCTAAGAATTCCTTTTCAACTCTCTCCTCACAAAAAATAATCCTACCGTTGTCTACATCTGAGACAATAGTAGAAATCTTTTCATCCTTATTCTTTCTTTGCATTTCATTAATGAAGGTAATGCCTCTTTTGACCAATGATGAGTGTTTGCCTATTTCATTTTCAATACGCTCAACATCTAAACCGTTATATGTATTTTTCTCAATAAACACATGCGTAAGATCCTCAAATTCTTTCAATAAATCAATCACATGTTTTATGTACTGATCAAACTCATTAAACTTTCTAAGCTGCCCTTTACGTATATACTTAAAGCCGTTATCCGATTGCGAACCCACCACAAATGCAAAGTAATCTGAACGTGTCTTATTTTTATTCTTCACACCAGCCGTATCAATGGTCAGCATTGTCTTAGTAAATTCATTCTCTTCAATTTGTGCTGACGGCTTAGTAATATTTGATTTGAACCACTTATCACCGATATTTTCTACACTACACATTAGCTCTTGCATAAAAGCTAAACGTTTATTAAAGTAATCCTTAGCTAGTTCCCAGCAATTGTAACGACTCCAAATTGTTTTAAAATCCATAGTAGATTTATTTGCAAAGTAATATTCCTTTGCATCCTGTAGTGGGTTCTCTCTTTTATCATCAAACAAAATATTTCTAAATGTTTGCCATTGAATGTGATTATCGAAATACTTGTCAATATCAAAATCAACAACAGAACGATGAAATACTTTATAATCAGGATTCTTTTTTATTCGGTCAATAAAATCATTTGGGGCTAATGGAGTACCAATGACAACAAACTTCGTAGCTGGTTTTAATAATTTACCTTCTCGGATAACTGCTGAATCTCCAGCATCTTCAACTTCTTTTTGCCATCTTAAATACTTCTTTTGCTTTGATTCATCAGTTAATATGTCTGATTCGGAAATATAGTCATCGGCAATGACACAGGTAGGTCTAAATATACCATTAGGAGTTATGTAAGAAGTACCACGAACGGAGGTTTGAGAAGAGTACGCTTTTATCTTTGTATTATTATCTAGTTCTAATTCTAATTTATTTACTGTTCGCTTACGTGGTTGTACTAATTCACCAAAAGTATTTTTAATAAATGGATTATTCAATGCCTTCTTGGTTTTATCTACAAACTCAATTGCATCTGCCTCTAAATTGGCAAGTACAATTGTATAAATACTTTTTAAATAACAATGTAACCAACAACTTAATGCCATATCAATAATTGTTGATTTCCCAATCCCACGGCACATAATAAATTCTTCTTTATCGTGTGTATTATGAATAAACATTTTCTCTAATTCTGCCCAAATATCATAATGAACAGGTGCTAATTCTCTAACTAGATTATCTTCTTTAGGTACGAAGTAATCCTGTAAGAAATATAGACAAAAAAAGACTATACTGCGTTTACCAAGTGAGTAAGCAAGGCTTTTTTCACCGAATAGGTTTTTATCATGCTTAATCATAAGGACTTTCACTCGTTCCTTTGCCTCGGCCGAGGGTAAACCTTTATTGTGAGTAAATTCTTTATAGAGGTAGTCTCTAAGAAGATTACGATTTTCAATTGTGTTAAAATTGGTTATGTTAGTCACCTCCAAACAGGTAATATTGTAGTAAATACGACATTGAAAGGGTGAATAGTAATGTCTAATAATCTTCTAACTGACTTTTTAAACGCGTCTGAAAAAATAGGTAAATTTATGTTCGATGCACAAGAAGCATTATTAAAATTCAGCGCTAAAGTTTCTCCAGTAATTTTATTTTTAGTTGAAAACCAAGTAAGAATAGATAATTTTATGAAGGATTATAAGAAATTGGATGTTTTTTATGATGGTAATATCGAGGACATGCCATTAAATGAAATGCCAAATTTCGTGAAAGCTCTACATAGCGAAGGTAAAATTATTATTAATGAAGATTGGTCAATAGAGCTTGTTAAAAAACAAAGTTTAGAAGAGAAAAAGAGTACATCACTTGATTCTGTTAATAAGATACTAGGCACTGTATTATTAGCATTAGAAATAAGCAATGGATCAATAGAACTTGCTACAAATGTTAAAGACTTCTTCAACCAGAATGATAACCCTGTAATAATTGAGCAACCAGTAAGAAACGAATATCTCATAATGACAGAAGACCTTAATCTTCATTCACAAAAGAATAATGATTCTGATTCAATAACATCGCTTAGTATTGGCATGAAAGTCCATGTAATCACTACAGATGAGGAATGGTCACTCGTAGGAGTTTTGAATGAAGCTAATGAAATGATTTACAACGGTTGGCTAGAAAGTAAGTACATTAATCCTGCTGTTAAATAATCCAAACCGAGAAAATTTCATAAAAAATTGTATAGCTTGTTGCAGGGGATTTGAGGAATTTGAAAATAGAATGCCCCCACCCCTATAATCTATAACCAAATATCACTTATTATTTATGCATGATTTTATGCATTCTACTCATCCATCACTATGCATAATCTAACGGTATATCAACGCATACAAGAGTGTATAATTGAATAAACTTAGATAATTTTATATCATTCTCGAAACCCTTGGTACATAAGGCTTTTTTTCGTGAAGATTATTACATCATTACGTGTAATCTATATTTTACGTAATAATGTATGAATATAGATGTATACTCTATTCATCTTCCTTCTCTACTTCCCACTCTTCAAACTCAGCATCAAGAATATCCTTATCAACTTCATTTGCTGCGTTCATATCAGTTTCTATTTTATGGGTAGATGTTGGTTTACCAAGCCCTCTATCTATTATGTACTGCAATACCTGAGCTTTAACACGGCTATTTGTGGTTGTGTGAGCTAATTCAATCAACTCATCAACTGCGCTTTCTAATTTACTATCAATTACTTTTTCAACTAGAACTTTTCGTTGTTGTAACCGTCTGTCCAGCTCAGCCTTAAACTCTGTATTACTCAACCAATCATAAATAGCTTGCCTTGACACACCCGCACCCTTAGCAATATCAGTCTTAGTTTTAACTCCTTCGACTAATTCATTTATAACTTTATTTTTTCTTTCATCTAATATTTCCATTTATTTTCACCACCTTACAGTTTACAATTGTCTTATCAATGACAAGGAGGATTTACTATGATATTAAAACCCATATTGGGTGTATCAGAATTGTTTTATCGAAATGACTTAAGAAATTTACAAGAGTTGATTGACCGTACAGAATCTTATTTAGAAAAAGAAACAGTTGAATTTAATAAGATCGTTGAGACAAATGCAAGTAAACTCCCCGAAGATGAGCGTGATTATTATTATGATCATATGTCAGAAGATTACTTTAAGCTAAGTGATGAATTCCCACAGACAATAAGACAGTCAATGTTCCTTCAAGCTTTTTTTTCATTCGAAAATGTCTTGAATGATATTTGTAGCTGGCTACAAAAGAAACGAGAAATTAAAATCGGATTTAAAGATATTTCTGGACAAGGTATTATTCGCACTAAAGTTTATTTATCCAAAATATTCATGGTTAAAGATACTTTTGATTCAATTGAATGGCAACATATCAGACACTATAATTCTATAAGAAATATCTTTGTACATAATGGCGGATATCCAGTTAACGATAAAAAAGAGCATAAACAAGCAATAGATCAATTAGATCACTTATTTGTAAATGAAGATTACGGAAAGGTGTATCTAAATAAAGATTTTTGCTATAAAGTAATTGAAACCATTAATAAATTCCTTTTTAATTTAAGAAATGAATTTATAGAAAAGAAATTATAAAACTAATCAAATTAACGAGAGTAAAATTACACACGTGGTCGCAGGTGTTAATTTTACTCTTCCTCACCCATCCGCTTATCAATCATCCCTAACAAATTCCTCATCACTATCTTCTTTCCCTCTTCATCCGAGCTATCATGAATCATTACTAACTCTCTAATGGTTCTCTCAACTACAGCAGACATGTTTCTATATTCATTCACTCTTCAGCTCACCTGACACTAATTTACTTAATTCATTATTCACTCTTCGTTGTAGCGATTCATAACCCATATCAAGCTTCTCATGAGCTTTTATCTTCACTACTCCATTAACTTTAATATCTTCATTTCTCGCTGAATAGTGAACATCGAATCCGACCAACATTTGAGCGTTATCTAAACCAGTCAACCCTCCTCTTATCTCATAATATTGTGGTTCAATACTTTCTATATAAATATTCACTTTATACTTTTTCATTCACATTCTCCTCCTTCTTTAACTATGACAGCCAATAAAAACTTTATCACCATTATCAAGTATATACTTATCAACGTGACAACTTCCGAATCCCCAACTATTGATCCAATCAATTTCCCCATGCCACTCATGAAATTCTTTCGGTACAATAGCAATCCAATCTTCGTCTCCACCATTATTTGAAAGGTTTTTCAATTGATCAGGTGCATCTCTAAAATAATAAACTGTGATTGGCATACTACTCATTTAAAATTATCCTCCATTTAAATTTTAAAGCTTACATTTTAAAAAACATCACTACATTTTAACAGTACGAGACCTTCTATTTTAACTTTCTTCATCCTTTTCTCCTCCCATGATAAAAAGCACCCACGAATGGATGCTATAGATATACTTTTAAACTGTTTATGGTATTGTACATACTTCATCAGCTTTTATATAAGATTTTATATTTGGTAATGAATACATTGTACCTGTCGATTCGGTCTCAAAGTCATTAATAAAATCTTTAAGCTCCTGTTCATTTTCAAAATTGAACATACAATTCATTTCTTCAAACATTCTCTTAGACTTTAATCTATTCAATAACTTTGCTAATATATTTCTATTTCTTTCAGAGTAGAAGTGTGTGATCGGATACCAACCCCACGTATCAATTTTTACTGCTTTTGAAATAAAATAGAGTAATAAATCAGTACCCAGTATTTCCTTACTATAGTTCCCTGTTCGTTTGAATAAAGTGTCCGCTTGTAAGCTCACACGATTTAAGTTTAATCTTTGACTTCTAATATCAAACGACTCTGCGTGCATCCTAAATTGAGTAAAATCAATCGATTTATCACCAAACGGTGTGTTTATGAAAAACTCCGCATTAATTAGTTCCGTAATGACGGTATAATATCCATTTTTTATGAGTATTGCAATTGTGTGTAAAAACAATTCATGTGTTAAAAATTTGTAATGATCAAATTGGATACTATAACTATGTCCACTTTTTCTTACTTGTGTAAAAAGATACACTCTCTCAAAAAAGTCTATTATTAACTCTGAATCCACACAATCTGCCTCACATAATATCTCCAAAACATCCACATAGTCATCCTTCAGAGGTAACATTTCATCAATTAAATCTAGAATTTGCTGATCTCCTTCATGGATATTAGTGAATTTCTCAATCTCATATTCGTTTAACGTCTCTTCAAATAAATCATTAAATTCTCTTTGAATGTATTTTAATCGAGAGGGTTGTTTTTCTAAAGCAACACGCATTTTTCTTATTATGGATCTTAGACCGCTATGGTCTATTTCAGACTTAAATAAATATTCTGGAGGTTTCCCAAGTTTTGGTTTTTGATGTAGCGGTACTTTGTATATATTTCTAATTAATCTTTCTAGATTTTCTTCGTATGAATCCATAGAAGACAAATCTATATACAGTCGAGAGGCTATATAAGATGGTATAAAATCATTACCGCTTTCATCTCTTTCTGCTACTACTGGAATAAATTTCTCTTGCTTTACATCTTTATATACCTCAGGTGATATAATTTGCGTTTCTGTACCTACACCACCTTGTCGACCATCGGCTCTATTTTTATAACCCTCATCACAAATAATTAAAACTTTGTCAATTTCATCTGAATTAACCATACTTTCCATAAAAGCAAAAATATCTTGTCCTTCTTTTAAATCCCACTTATCTAATTTGACCTTTATTCCTACTTCCATTAATCTTGTCGCTAGGTCAACTACCCACTCTTCATGATCAGGGGTTGTCCAACTGTAAGAGATGAAAATTGTAGGATTAATTAAAGTACGTTCACTCATATAGAATTCCACCTTTTGTTAGAGATTACTTTAATAGTATTCTAAGTTTAAATGATAAAACTTACAACCTATTCCCCAAAAGGCTTCCTTGTATTATTTACTACCCTATATCTCATTAGGATTTGCACCTAATTTAGTACTCGACTGAGATAAAGAAAAAGCTAATCAACTTAGCTCCAATTAAAATTTATCAAACTCTTCATCTAAGAATAAAAAGGTATTCTTTAGTACTCTAACTTTCCCACTCATAGGCACATTATTTTCATTATAGAAACTCCGTAACAACTCTGAATGAGTATCAAAATCACCTGTCATATACTCTTTTCCAATATCCATTATTACTTTATATTTCATTCTTATCATCTCCTTTTTTATTAGCGTTTTTACACAATGTCAAAACGCTCACCCTGAATCACATTAATAAAGGATTAGGCTGGACTCGAACCAACAATTCACTCAGTCTAATGACTGGTTGCTCTACCATTAAGCTACTAATCCATAAAAAATAAGCTAATCTCTTAGCTTCAATTTCCCTCATCAAATTGTTCTAACAAATCAAAAATTGATTCCTCCACCTTCATCCATCTCACTTCTCCTTCTGAAGAATATTTTACTTTTACACACTCTAGTTCCTCACCGTCAATCTGAATAACATCTTCTTCAAATGACTCAACCGAATCCTTCCTGATGGCTTTAATACGATCCTGAAATAACGTAACGATTAAGAATTTGTTCATTTCCATTCCTCCTCTTTTTCATTTTCAAAAACTCGTTCATACCAGTATTCAAGTATATTTATCCTATCTTCATCACTTAAAAATTCATTCTTCTCAAGCTCAACAGCAAACTTTTCAAACGCTCTAGCTTTCGATTCTGCATAGCTCTTCTTTTTATTCACCATTCAAAATACCTTTAATCGCTTCTCGTTCTTCTTCCTTTAATCGCTCTAATCTATCAATTAAATTGGCAAATACCTCTAAGCTTTCAATAAATTTATCTTTTTGATCTTGACTCAATGTTAGGGTTTTTACTTTATCTAGTGATTCCCAGTCATCCATAGTACATTGACCACATTCCCAGTCAGATAATTCATCATTTGTGATTATTAAATTACAAACATTGCATTTGTAGCTCATTCTCCTTCTTCACACCCCTTATCTATTCGACTCCATAAATCATGATATTCAGCTAATTGTAAGAACCTATAAGCCCTGATATTACCTATTTCTTGTTGTGTAAGACCTGTTTCAATACTTAGTAATCTCATCAATTCCAATAGCTTATTAGCTGTTGCAAATTCACCACTTACTAACTCTTGTACTTTATTAATAGACTGTCCTAAAACTTCTTCTACACGCTTAGCAAATTGGTCTAACATCACCTTAACCTCTCCTTTTGTCCACTTTGTACATTTACCAATATCTTCTTAATTCCTTCATTGCACTTGTCGCATTTATCTGTAATGCTCATACATCGACTACAATAATTAATGAAGGACTGCAAATTCTTCTGTTCCATCTAGTTCAACCTCACAAAGTCTTTCTATTTTCAATTTCATCCACTCACCATTTTTAATTTCTCTAAGCGCCAACTGATAATAATCACCTTTTATCAATTCGTATTCGTTTCTAAAAAGCTCATTAACACTTTCTATCTTAGCTACCTCTTCAATACACTGTTCTTCACTTTCAGCGACAAATAAACGTACATCTTCAACGTTATCTAAGTGAACAGGAGTAACCAGATACAAATACCTCCTACACATTAACTCAACTCCTTAATTTTCAACTTTGGAGTGTACTTCTTTTGATATCTCCTCTGTCCATGCTCAGTTTTCTCTAAATATCGTTTAACCGCTTCAAGCTCTTCTTCACTTGGCTCCTCATACATCTCTTCAGGAGTTGTTCCTCTTGGCTGCTCATCTGTATCATCCGCAGAAGTAACAAAAGGTTTTTCCGTGCCTTGTATGTATGCTTTTAAATAATCCATTTCTTTAAGGATTCTTTCATTTTCATCAAACAACCTATTAATGAATGGCAAAATTCCACCAAACAATTGTTCATTTGCTTCTCGTGTTTTCTTATAAATCAATTTATCTAAATCATAATAATCCATCTCTACAAGCATCTTTTCACTTTTTCTTCTTCTCATTTTCATCTATCCTTTCAGCTCTAATTTGTTTTTTTAAGAGGCAACTTTCGAGGAAATTAAAAAACACATGTAAAGGGAGAATGAACTCCCTTGTGAACATGCGCTAGGAGAAAATATAAATGGCTCAAAATTATTTATAGACGCTTTGACAACGTCATAAAACTTGGAGGATCAAAATAAATGTATAAACAAACTATTATTTTGATATTTTCAACCTTATATTTATAGACCGAGGAAGAAATGGGCGACTAAATGGCTTAGCCGATGCGGTCAAGATATTTATCTATACCTGCTTTCCCAGTGGTCAGCTTGTAGGATTACATTTTTTATTTTCTGCTCAGTCTTCACACTCAAAGTTGATTTAAAATTAAACCACTGAGACAGTGCCGAACTTGAAACACCTATCGCTTTAGAAATATCTTTGTATGGAATACGTTTCAAGCGCCTTGTTTGATCTAGTTCAATTACTTCATCTTTTGTTAGTCGCTTCACTTTCACTCCCTCCTTTTCAGAGTAATTTATAATATATTTTCAGTAATAATTATTAAGCGTAAAAAAGAGAACAGGAGAGGAGAAATAACCTGTTCTCTAAAGACTTAGTAAGCTGGCAATTGCTTACTAAAGTTAATATCGTTATATGGAAATGGGGGAAATCAACTTATTGTTGACAAACTCGAAATTTAATACTATGATGTATAATAACGGGGTAAGTTTTAATTATAATATTAAAAATAAATTAGATTAAGAGGGGAATTCACCCTTCAGATGTCTGTAGTTCTTTCCTTTAGAGGGCATTAACGTCATAAAAAAACACACCTCAAAAACCCAAATAAAATGTACTTTTTTGAGGTGCTTACATTTAAAAACTGAATAACTCAGCGTTACATTTTTTGCTTCATTCTTCTTTTTCTTTGCCTTTCCCTCGCTTTCTCCTTCTTTCTCTTTTCATTACACTCTACACACCTAACCTGCCGCTGCTTCACTTGCTGAATCTCATTAGCACAATCGAAACATTTCACAAGTCCTTGTATATTCCTCCTAAGATTCCATATAATTACATGCCCTAGCGCATCCCATAATGTATCCTTATTAGCACTTTCTTTTTCCTCGTATAAATACTTTACTAAAACATCCGTTACAAAAAAGATATCATCGTTTATCTTTAAAAGCTCATCCTTTATCGATCTAATCACACGAAACTTCACTTTATTCATTGATTTACCTTGTAGTTTAGCTTCCTTTTGTATATCCCAGTGCTTCCCCTTATTCAATTTCTCATACCTATCAATAATTGCTTCAGCTTCTGGTGTATCAATTTTCCGACTCTCTACATGCATTAATTTTAAATAGTCATAGTCATCAACAACATTTTCCTCAAAGTGAACTCGATCACCAGTATTCGGAATTATGTTATCTAAGCGACTCATCACAGATTCATTTTTATCCGCAACCTGATTCCTCTTTTTATCCTTAGCATACATAAAGAAATATGCAACCTTACCACTCGTATATTTTTTAATTGTTTCATTAACCTCTGGCGGACGTTCTGGCATCCATAACGACTTTGCAAAATCGATACAAGCATTATTTTCAAACACTAGCCACTTTATCACCTTCAAGGCTTCTTCTTGTTCCTCATCCGTCCCTTTTTGCCATACATCACTATTCCATACCTTCGAGATATTGTTTGATATGTCACCTATGCTCATGTTTTTTGAATAAGCCGATATTAAGCTATCATAAATATTATCTTCATTAATTTTATCAGGCTTCGCTGAAGCTAATTCATAATCAAGTGGCACTACATTCTTTACATTACGTTCAGCTACTTCCACAATCGTATTGTCATTAACAATTAAGGAATCATCACCATCTACATCAAACATTAGAATTTTGCTAATTGGATCATGAATGCTTGTATAAATACAATTGGATACAAACCATTCCAGAGTCTCACCACTCACAATATTAGCTCTAAGACAATGCTCTTTATACAAATGGGGGCTTCTTAGTACGTTCAACCTTTCTCCATTCTCATACAACTTACATGAAACTTCCCCATTCTGTAATAACCCTGTTGGCTTTTCTTGCTTCAAAAGAGCCATTGAGCAAACGCATATGTATCAGGTGAAATAAATGTCCTCTTAGTACCATTAAGAATCAACTTTCCTGACTTCGCACGAGTAATCAAGGATTTCTTCGTCTCTTTGATAGTTTCTTTACTATGTACATCATTCAATAAATTAGGATATATCTCTAGAGCTTGTTGGAAACTACTCTTCTTATCATTTTCACTGGTCACACCAAGAATCTCTAACATTATGTCTTTATCATTTCCGACACTTTTTATTTGATTAACTGTCTTTGAAGATATGCCAGATAACTCACCTTCCTTGAAGTCTGTAAGAGTCTGCAAGACTTGATAAGATAAGGTTTTATCAGTAAAGCTATCCTCATTTTCTTCTTCACTTGCAATAGCTGCTTGACAATTATATTGTTTAAACGCTCGCTTATAGGCATCCCAATCATCAAAGAACTTCCACATTTTAAATTGCGATTTAGTAAAAATAGTCGTTATACCTTTCTCAATCACGTTATGAGGCTCATTCCAAATATCATAAACTATCGGACTAGCTTCCTTATTCATATCAATAAACTTCTTAAAATTAAAAGGTACGATCAAGCCTTTAAAATAGGGTAAACGAATCTGTATGGCTTTTTCGCTAACATCAAGTAAGCAAATACCAGCACCATCAGTATGAGGAATTGATATGTACTTTTCATCTGGTGTAATTTCATAAGTTTCCGAGTCAATATGTTCAACCTTACTCCATACGTCCGTTTCAAAGTCATCAACTACTATACATTTATCAATGTCAAAGCCCTCCCAAGGTACAGAAGCAGTCATTGTTAATGCGGTATAGGCATTATATTTATTAACGTTCATTCCACCTTGTTCATTAATCTTATCAATTGTTAAACCTGCATTTAGAGCATTTTTCACTTTCTCAGATACAGACTCACGCATAAATATAGACTTTTTATTTCTTATTGCTCCAGCAGATGAGGTATAGTACTTGTAAAGCTCTCGCTTGCCATCTTTATAGTAGTAAAATCCTTTTTTGACTAAACTCTCAAAAACCTTGTATCTAAAAGCACGAATCATAATAATATCAGTGGTTGTACTATTTTTTCCAACTCCTAGTGTACGAGTAAGAACAGAATCAAATTGACTTACCTTATTAGAATCCTTCAAATCCTCTTGCCTCATTACACGTACACCTTTATGCTGATCAGCTTCATTATCAAGTAATTCTTTGAGCTTATTAATACGCTCCTTCACTGGCTTAAATAGTTCGATTTTCTTCTTGCGAATATCCTTTTTTATCTCCTTGATATCCTTTTGATTCTTCTCGATATCCTTTGGAGACTTCTGAAGTAATTCGATGATCTCAGCCTCAAGATCTTCATTGAAAAAATTCATAAGAAACTTCATCGAAGGCTTGTTAGGTTTATATTGATCTCCAAGCTTAGTAAAAGACAGATTCTTATAATACTGATCAACTTTCTCATCAGTAACATTCTTGAGTTTCTCCAGCTTATTTAATTCCTTTTTGTATAAACTTAAACCCAAGCTCAAGCTTTGCTTTTCTTTATGTAGTTCATGCTCATTATCATTCAGGAAACTATCAGTCGATAAAGAGTAAATGTAAATTTGCTTGCTTAGGTTTCCTTCCATTTCAACTAGTTCATTTTCCATTAGAATATCTGTCATTCAATCGACTCCTTCTATTTTCATTTTTGATTTTTATATGTAAAGCAAGTTCAAAACCTTGGGGGAAGTAAAAGCGGGAAGATCATTCTTCCACGTTGTTCCAGAATGACTTCTTCGACCGCTTTCCCCCAAACCCCCTCGGTCGGTATGTATTTTTTAATAAGGTTGAAATTTGACACCTTGACCTACTAGTAGTATTTATTATTTATTAGAGACTCAAGGTGTCAAATTTTTATCTAAGTAAATAAACTATCTAGTTCATCGGCTATTTTATTTGTGATTTCATTTGGCAAGGCCGGCTCTAACTTCACTTTTTTAACTTTATGTATTATATTTGTTGAACCAGCTTTAATTAAAATATGTAATAACTTTTCAGTGTCTTCTATGTAACTATCTTCAATTCTGCAATTATCAATTTCTAACGTACCCCATACAGCCTCATTTTCTTTCAAAGCCTTTTTGCGTCTTTCATTTGCGTTATGTAAAAATTTATTTATTATAGTTTCATTTAATTTATCTTTTTGTATCTCAACATCGTTTAAAAGCAGATCCAAAATACTGTTATATGATGCAAGAATACCTTTTCGATTAAGCGTTATGTCATATACATAGTAATAAAAATCAATTTCATAAGCATTATCACTATAGATTTTTTCTTTCACACGTCGCTTAAATTCATACCATTTATTTGTACCAACAACATCTGAAACTTTTTGTATTTTCTTGCCAATTGATTCAGCATTCATTTCATCTAAAACTTCTCGTTCAAAGCTGATTATAAATTCTTCTTCATCTGTATTGGCTAATTCATGTTGATAATCATCTAAACGTTTTATCATTATTGCTTTCTTGAAAAAGATACAACGTCTATCCTCTAGGCTCTTGAGTGCTCGCTTTATCGTCCCTCTGAAGCTCGAATCACTTGAACTATAAAAATCGTAAACAATAGCCCGATTAACATTTATATGTTGCGCAAACTTAGGAATCATTCTTCCACACTCAGAATAATTGGAGTTAGCCATATTCATCGTTCTCAGTAACTGATTGTTAGATTTCACTATCCGTTTTTCCTTATTTCTAGCCAATAAGTCTAAAATAAGGAGTTCCACTAAGCGAATATAGTCAGAACCATTCTTAAGCTTCGGCTTAGGCTTATCGTATATCTCCTCTATAATGAAAGAGCGCCCTTTCTTGGAGTACCTTAAGTATCGCTCTAAGTCTAATAGTTGATAAATCTTACCTTTACCACCTTTATATACGATCTCCAACTCAGCACATAAGGCTTTATAATTCTTTAACACTTGCCCTTCCCCTAGATTGCTAACTTTCATTCAATCCCTCCATCCTTGTTCATTTTTATCCCAATCTCTTCAAAAAACTTATGTATTTCCTGCAACTTCTCCGTATGCTCTATCTCTATATGCTTATCTCTCGGCAAGCTTCCAGTCTTCTTATGCCATTCCCTTGCCCTATGTTCAACAGATCGTAAGCTCAACCTAACGCTTCTAATGATCATTTCATCATCACCATTTAAGAAGCGACTATTTGAAATATTGCGAACTATCTTTCCATTCTTGAATTCAACAGCATATATGTGTTTCTTTCGCACATGAGGAATGGTTTCATCATGGTTGTAAACTTTCCCACCTAAAATTATGTATCGATACCGCAACCACTTTAACTCACTGTAAAGCTGATCAAACTTAAAGAGTGAATCCTTGCCACCATGATCAATGGTTTTACACAATTTGATTGCTGCAGAATCTGGTGTATCATCTTTTGGTTTATAGCCGTGATCCACTTTGACACCTTTATATGTAAATCTCACGTTGTCTTCAAAGAAGTGCTCAAAGCCATAGTGATAATGCGAGATTGGTATTTCTTGCTGGTTATGTAGTAACGTGAAGTTTGTATTTTTATATGGCAAATGGCAGCCTCCTTTTTAGTGTGATGAGAGGGCAATTAAGCCCCCCTCTATTATGTATTACCTTAACTCTTCTAATTCTTCTAAAATCGTATCAATCCTATTTCTTTGAGACTTAAGATGCTCACTTAGTTGATTAACAAGCCAACTGCGTTCGTTAGCTTTAAATCCACGCCTTATAAATTCATCACCCAATTTATCAAGCGTTTTTTCATCAAGTTCAATTTCAATACAAATTTCTGACATTAATGCCCAAAGCTTATTATCCAATTTAGTTTCTCCTATTCGTTTTAGATTGATAAGAGGGCAGTTAAGCCCCCTCTGTGATATGTATTACTGAATTAACTCTTCTCTACCCAGAGCGACAACAAGCCTACCTTCACCATCATCGTTAGAAAGATACAACGTTATAAAACCTCGTTCTTCTTTACTATCTTCACTATAACCACCACTGTTTTCAATTTCTTCTGAAAAATACTCGCGGACTGTTAATAATGCATCCCCATTAATTTGTGGAATAACTTTATCTTTTACAGATTTAACTCTTCTTGAATCTAAAGGAGTAAATTCTTCAGCCACTAATCCTAAACCAATTTCAGCAGTTTTATTTTCTACTCTTCTATTTAACGAGATATTATTCACGTAGCCATTAAATACGTTTATCACTAATGGACTACCTTCACCAAGACCAACATCAAAATATTTCAAACTACCATTCTCTTTAATAGGTTCACCATAAATTTCAATGTATTTTTCTAACTTTTCTCCAATTAAAGGGAATTTAGGTCTAGACTCTTCATCCTTTTTTGGCAATTTCTCCCATTCTTCTTCGGTGCCAACAAACGTTAAAAACTGTTCTTTATCTGTCATTGAATTGTATTTTTCCATTACTGAATTCCTCCTTTAGTTAACGCTTGCTCAATTAAAACAAATGCATCTAATCCTTCATCCGTCTCATCATCTAATTCAGTAGCTTCCATAATCAAAGAAAGCAGAAGGCTTCCATTGTCATGAGCTGTTGCATATCCAACTACATGCTTTGCCAATGTTTCAAATGCTAGTTTGTAAGATTCAGGTGAATAACTATCTTCTATAGAAATTGCGTCACCATTTACAAACTCATTCGCCTTTCCGTTTACTGCACTCGCCATTCCCATTACATCACTTACTCCGATAAATTCCTTTTTGTTATTTTCCATTTTGCATTACCTCCAAATTTTATTTTTATTTTTAGTTTTATGTATTGTTACCAGTGACACGACAGCCGTTACGTTTATAGATTGATAGAGTAGCTATAACATTTGTTCACCTCCTTAGATTGATAAAATTACCTTAATTTTTTAAAGCCTCAATCATTGATTTATGTATTCTCGTGAAGTCATGTATTTGTAATGAAATTGCGTCACCTTCAGGAAAATAAAAACCCAAGTTTAACTTTTCTAATTCGATATTTCTATTGTATAGCTCGTCTAATAAAAACGTATCAATACTCATACCATCAATTTTGTCGTTAACATCCTTAATACTTATGTAAAGGAAATCATGATGCATTTCAATATCTTCAAAGTTTGAATAGTCATATAGTACGTTTACTATTACTTCATAAATAGTCGATAGTAATTCATCATAATTAATGAAATCGTACACACTGTAAGAAATTTCATCATAATTGTCTTCTAGCTTATTAAACTTTTCTTGAGAAAGACTCCATGTAAAGACCCCTTCTTTAACAAAGATACGATCATTGAATAAATACTTGTATGAATTTTTATGTCCAGCTTTATAAAGCACATTAGCAATACTTTCAAGCTGATTTATTGAAGCTATTGTGTGATTTTCGTTCTCTTCTTTAACTACCTTGAAAAATGGGTGATCCTCACTGTCAATTAAAATCCAATCTGTTACCATTGTGTCTTTTACTGTTTTATTCATTTTGTATCCTCCATTAGATTAGTTTGCTTACTATTTATACTAAAACTTGCTGAACGTATCGAATTTCTGTATCAACATGTTGCGGAAACTCAATATTTGCGTTGCTTAGTGCGTTTTTGTCATCTTCTGATAGCTGAAGAAAAGCATTGATATAGATTTGCCCTAAAGAGTCTCTCAATCTCTCAACCTCCTTTCTAAAAATAATACTACACTACAAAATAATACAAGTCAATGTATTATTTTTATAAATAGTATTAATACATGAATTTAAAAATATGCTACAATAGAAGAAACATTAAAACAGGTTGGTGGATAAGTTGAAGTTTGGAGATCTAGTTAGAAAACATCGCAAACAAAAAGGACTTTCAGCCGTACAATTAGCTGAAGAAATAGGCGTAAGTCAGGGAACAATTTCTCATATTGAAACTGGAAGAAGAAATCCCAGTGATAAAATAATGGCTAGATTGTTCCATGTATTGGAAATACCTAAGAAAGATATGGACGATTTTACTAATAGTATTACGTTAAAACCAGATAATGAAGGTGTATTAGCAAGTAAGAATATAGTGTTTAATGGACACTTTATTAATTTGAGTATTAATATTACTGCTATTGCTAAAAGTATTAATGAATTAAAAACTGAAAACGAAAAAGCTTTAGCTGATACATTTTATACGTTAGAAGGAAAAGACTACATAAATGAATTTGAGAAATTTATTAAGGAGCACGAGTCCGAAATAGATATAAGGTTAAAAAGTTATCATGATAAGGAGCTACGTTCATCTTTACAGTCGATACTTGAAAGTAGAGCAGATGCTGACGCATTTTTCGATAAAAAGAGTAATTAAACGTTACTCTTTTTTAATTTATCCTCCAATTTTCCAAACTAACGCTAAAAACAATACGCAAGTACACGTACTAGCTATCACAATGAGTTTATCCATGTCTAAGAGCCTCATACAGCAACACCTTCTCTCGCAATGAGTTCAACTAACTCTTCACTGTAAACCTCGTCAAAAGTACGCTCACAAGCCTTAAAGAAGTAACCCTTGAAGTCTTTACGGATAGCCCCACGCTTTAGGGAAAAGATGGATGACTTGAATACACCTACAATGTCATGAGTGAGTTGATCAAGCGTAGTATCAATATTTGTGCGTTTGTATGCAATTCTTACCTTTTGCCACAGCTCATGGATTGATTGAGCTTCTGGGAAAAATACTTTAGCTGCGTCGATGAATGGTTTTGGAATATCCTTACCAAGATAGCTTGAATCAAGCTCAATAAGAGTCGGTTCTACGTTGTTTTTATTATTTTGTTTTTGTTTTTGAGAGGTATTGTCTTCAGGAGTGACAATTTGCTCTGGTTCTTGTGTGACAGACTTTCGATAGTCAGTATTGGGTACAATCGTTTTAACAGGCTGAATCACAACTGCGTTAGAAGTTTGCTGACAATCAGTAGCACGTTTAGTCTCGTATTGCTTTATGATTCCTAACACTTCAAGTGCCTGACACACCCTAATAATTGTTCGTCTTGATTTGCCAACCTTTTCAGCGATATTGCTCTTGGAAAGAAATGACACACCCTTGTACTTCGCTGAGAAACGGTGTAGTAAGTCCAATACAGCAACTTGAGTCTTATTCAATTGATCAGCAAACTGTTCTTTGTAAGAGCGCACAGTGTGGTTTAAATCGGTAATATTCGAGAAAGTAGTTAGGTTACGATACGTTTCTTCTGAAGCGATTATTTGAATAGCTTTTTTTGACATTGTGGATTCTCCTTTAGGAGAAAAAGGCAGATTGCACCTGTTTTAAGCGCACTTAAATAAACCTTAAATAGCTTGAATTTTTTTAAGGGTAAGTGGTATACTATGTTTATCAGGACATAGTATTACAGGTGGCATTGAGAGTGTTGGTAGCACTCCCAGTGCCTTTTTCTTTGTCTTTTTTAGTTTGATTACTTAAACATTCTTCTTAGCATCTTGCCAGTGATACGACCAGTTATTCTCCTCCCTATCCTCTGACCTATCCTTCCTTTACGAATGGCTGATAGGTCATTCCATATGCGCAAAGCCTTGTATATACGTGATTTAAGGCTCATTTCGATACCACCTCACAAAGTTTTAATAAAGAAAGTGCTAATTGTTCAGCCTCAGCTACTGAAATGGCTAATAATGAATCTGGTGATTCAATAAGTATAGCGTGTGGATCATCTACTAATTCCCTTGCTGTATCAACGTTTGTGTAAAGTAATTGTGTCTGAACCTCGGTGTGAGTGCGTTGCATTGTGCTACTCACCATAGTGTTAGTCCTCCTATCTTCCAATCAACAATTCCAACTCATCTTTGACTACGTTTAACGCATCCAAGTATCCTTGTATATAACCGAATCGCTCCAATAACTCCTCCGGTGGTTCGTTACCATGCGCTTCAAATATTTCGTCTAAATCCTTTTCTAGTTTCCTGATTTCTTCATTTATGCTTTTTAGCTTGCTCATTGGAAGACCCCGCAATCTCGAAAACCAATCGGTTTTAAAGATTCAGCTTGAACACTGACTCCTAATTCTTCATAAAATTCGATGCCACGTTTGATTGATAATTGACGTAGCTTTTCTTCATTAACGTCTTCATTGATTGGAGCATAGACGTTAAGTATTAAAGTTGCTCCTAGACTCGTTACGTCAACAGTTACTTTGTAGTGACGCTCTTTGGTTATTGATTGCATTGTGGTAGCCCCCTTAGATTCTCTTATTTAAATTGGATAATGGACTAGATGAGATAGCCTTATCTAGTAATTGAGCATCTGTCATTGATTGCAAATAACGCTGAGTTGTCTGGATTTCTGAATGTCCTAACAATTTAGATAGAGAAAAAATATCTAAATTAGTGCCTGAATTGATTGATTGCGTAGCGTAAAAATGCCTAAAAGTATGAGGTGAGCAACGTACATTTTCAACCTCCGCTCGTTTCCCTGCTTCTTTGATCACGTTATAGAGTGCAATATGGCTCATGCCCTCACCTTGATAAGTTAAAAAATAATTATCTGATCTGATTAACCTATCTTCAAAATATTGCTTTCTTAGTCGCTCATATCGAATTAATATACGTTTCAGGGTTGGGCTGACAACTGCAAAACGTTGCTTATTTCCTTTCCCATTCACTAGAATCGTTTCACCAACATCAACATTCTTCAATCCTCTGATCTCCATCGACCTTAGCCCACAATCAGCTAGCATTGCTATAATTGCTTTATTACGTGCCTCAAGATAGCTTTTATAACTGAACGAGTCTATCATCTTCAATACTTCCTCAACAGTAAAACCAGTTAAAACCCTCTTTGGTACTTTTGGAAGTACAACCTTATCCATAGGATTTACTTTTAAATACTCCTCTTCAACACACCAGTTAAAGAAAGCTGTCATAATTTTAGCCATGGATTGAATAGACTGTGGCTGTAAACCTGTTTTTTGTTTGTGTTGGACATATGCTTGAAGATCAAATTTTGTGACGCTCTCAATGTTTGTAATGCCTCGTTTGTTAATTAAAAAGTTAGACATGTGCTTAAATTCGTGCCTCTTATTCATGAGTGTTTTTCGCGTGTATCCTCTGGCTTGATTTACGTATAAATACTCTTCTATTAAGTCTTGCAACAACAA